TCAACTTGACCGAGCAATCGCGTCTGTATCGCGTTGATCGTGGATTGTACGATCGCCTTAAGGCTGCAGCTGGCCGCTAGTATTTAGCAAACCGGCTGCGCTGGTGATATAGGGCTGCGCCCAATCGTCAACCATCCATTTGAGGAATCATCATGGCGACGCTTCGCTCTGATGTGATCATCCCCGAGATTTTCACGCCGTACGTCATCGAGCAAACCACCCTGCGTGATGCCTTCCTGGCGTCCGGCGTGGTGCAGCCGATGGCTGAGCTGAATGCCACCGAAGGCGGTGATTACGTCAATGTGCCTTTCTGGAAGGCCAACCTGTCCGGTGATTTTGAGGTGCTGTCCGATAGCTCCTCGCTGACGCCCGGCAAGATCACCGCTGACAAGCAAGTCGGCGTGATCCTACATCGTGGCCGTGCATGGGAAGCACGCGATCTGGCGGCTCTGGCTGCTGGCGCTGATCCTATGGCCGCCATCGGCGCCAAGGTTGCCTCCTATGTGGCCAACCAACGCCAGAAGGATCTGATCAAGTGCCTTGAGGGTGTCTTCGGTGGCCTCACCAGCAACACCGGCGCGGCCTTTGCTGGGCTCACCTTTGACCTCAGCGGCATGACTGCTCTCGGCCCCCGCCAGGTGGCCAAGGCCCGCAGCCTGCTGGGTGATCAAGGCGACAAGCTTACCGCTGTTGCCATGCACTCGGCCGTGTACTACGACCTGGTGGAACGCAAGGCGATTGACTACGTGTCCGCTGCTGAAGCTCGCATGACGGGTGCTGCCAGTGATGGCGCCAACCCTGATGCCTTCGCCGGCAGCATCCAAGGCGCCTACGGCGAGGTGACCGTGCCGACCTACATGGGTATGCGCGTCATCGTGTCGGATGATCTGACCCCCACTAGCACCAACTATCCGGTGTATTTCTTCACCCAGGGCGCTATCGCCTCCGGTGAACAGCTGGCACTGCAGACCGAAACCGATCGTGACATCCTCGCCAAGAGTGATGCCATGTCGATTGACCTGCACTATTGCTACCACCCGGTCGGCGCTAAGTGGACCGTTGGCACCACCAACCCTACCCCGGCGCAGCTTGCCACCATCGGCAACTGGTCGAAGGTGTACGAAACCAAGAACATTGGCATCGTGCGCGGTACCGTCACTTCCAACTTCTGAGGTAACTAGCCATGGCTTCTGTCTTTGAGTTGGGTGACATCCCCAGCGGTCTGCTGCCTTCCCAAATTGGCCTCGCGGCTCCTACTGATACCGCGACGCTGACCGCTGCGCAAAGCTACAACACCATCATCCGTGGTGTGCCGACTGCTGCTGCTACCTACACCACTGCCACTGCTGCTGCGATCGTTGCCGCCATCGGCGGTGATTGCGCAGTTGGCACGGCCTTCAAGCTGGTGGTGCTCAATGCCTCGGCTGGTGCCTACACCATCACCGTGCAAGGTGGATCCGGCGTTACCGTCAGCGGTGTCGCCACCGTGGCGCAGAACGCCGCTAAGGAGTTCATCGGTCGCGTGTCAAACGTTACCGCTGGCAGCGAAGCCATTACTCTGTATGGCCTCGGCTCCGTGGCATCTGCTGTCGCCTGATCATGGGCCTGTTCGCCTTCCGGCGACTGCGTGAACGGGAGGCTGCCTCTACGGAGGTGGCCTCTTTTCCCGTGGTAGAGCCGGCTCCTACACTGACATCAGAGGACCAGACCGATGGCCGTAGCAATCGACGCAACGCCAGGGGGCGCCAGCGCCAACTCCTACCTGACGCTGAATGATGCACAGGCCATCATTGATGGCTTTGTGCAGGATGCTGATGTGACCGCATGGGCATCGGCTACCACCGATCAAAAAAACCGTGCGCTGTTCACCGCTACCCAACGGCTCGATCGTGAGCGGTTCCTTGGCGCACGATCCACTGATACGCAAGCGCTGCAGTGGCCGCGTACCGGCGTGCGGAAGCCCGATACCTACATCAACACATACGCCGTAGGTTTTCCGTTTAGGATCACGACGGATTACTTCGACGACACCGAGATCCCAGCGCAGATCAAGTACGCGCAGGTGGTGTTAGCAGTCTTTCTGCATAACAACCCTGACAGCTTGGGTCTTAGCGGCCTGGAGGACTACAAAAACGTCTCAATCGGTAGCATCAGTGTGACGCCTAACCTAGGCTTCGGTGCTGTTGGCGCTGATAAGGTGCCGCCGATCATGGAGCGCTACCTAACGGGGCTTAGAATCAGTGGGCCGGGTAATTTCGCCATCAAACGGAGCTGATATGGACCGCGCCTATAGCCTCGGGTTTGAGTACATCAGCGACACCAACGCGCATACCGGCCGCTTTTGGCAGCTGTATGCCGTTGCTGATGCGGTGATCGCCTCGGCTACAATTGCCAATCAAACCGGCAACACCTTCACGTCAGTGCCGCTCAATGCTGGCGACAGCATTATGGGCGTCTTCACCAGCGTTACACTCGCTAGCGGCAAAGTCGTCGCCTACAAAGTATGACCGCCTACTCTGCCGTCTACGGCATTGACTACGCCAAGGGGGCGGAGTTCATCACTGATACCGCAACCCATACCGGCCGCTGGTGCGCGATTTATTTCACCAGCAATTCGCAGGTTGATGTAGTGTCGTCTAACTGGGTCAATGGTGGCCTGAGCGGTCATCAATTTGACGCTGGCACCATCCTCTACGGCGTGTTTACCAGCATCAAGCTACAAAGTGGCCACTGCGCAGCGTATCGACTCTGATGGCACTTGCAACCGCGCTACAGAAGACCGCCAGCAAGCTGATAAGCAAGTTCGGTGGCGCCATCACGCTGCGCACGATCACACCCGGCGCGTATAACGCAACGACCGGCACCATCAGCGAAACCGTAGCTGATGTCAGCGTGCGCGGTGTACTGGAAGATGTCAGCGTGCGCGAAGTGAACGAACTGATCCAGGCTGGCGACAAGCGACTGACGATCGCGGCGGCTGATGTAGCAGCAGCACCGAGCACCGCTGATCGCGTATTGGTTGGCGCGGTAAGCCATCAGGTCATCAGGGTATCTACGATTGAGCAGGACAACACGGCTATTACGTACGAACTGATCCTGAGGGCTTGACCATGGCGCGGCGGATCAACCTATCGCAGATCGGTGACTTTGCTCAAGATCAGTTTGAGCAGCTGCTGCGTGTGGTGGTATTTGAAACCGACAGCAGGCTCAAGCAAGAAAGCCCAGTCGATACCGGCCGTTTTCGCATGAGTTGGGCGATCAGCGAAAACAACACACCCGGCTACGATGCTGGCCCGCAAGCGCAACCCGGCGACATCGCCCCGCCACGTCGGCTTGATTACAGCGTTGAGCGTGCGGGGAATACTTACCACATCCATAACAACCTGCCGTATGCAGAACCGCTGGCTAATGGCTCTAGCCGTCAAGCGCCGGCCGGATGGACTGACCGCATCGCCCGTGAGATGACCGACTGGGCGCGTAGCGCCGCTGATGCAATCGGGAGGCGCGACTGATGGCAGCTGTCAACCTGAACACCGTACGCGCCACCGTCGAGGAGCGGCTGGCTACTGAACTAGCGCTGGCGCCTGCAGTGCCGGTTGTATTTCATAATCAGCCATACACCCCAACGCCCGGCAGCAGCTGGGTGCAATGCCTAGTCAGTTTCGGTGGTAACAACTACCTAACCATGGGCGGCATCACCGGCAGCAGTAATAGCGTCATCGGTGTTGTCGTATGCAACATCTACACCGCAAAGGGCAATGGCCCCGGCGCTAACTACACCATCGGCAAACGCATCAGGGATCTCTACAATAGGGTCATCGTTAGCGGTGTTCATTTTGACCCGCCAACTGGCCCCGAGGTGGTGGCTGCGCCGTCTCCTGAGGGTTACTTTCAAACTCAGGTCAGAATGACCTTTGAGACCTTCGAGGATCTGTAACCATGGCCTTTTATCGCGGGCAGCAAGGTAGCGTCAAGTTTGACGATGCCGGTACTACTGCAGCCACCATCCTTAGCACTCGCTCGTGGTCGCTGAGCGTTGAAAAGGAATCGCTTGACACCACTACGCTCGGCGCTACCTATCGCGCAAACATCGGTGGTCTCATCAGCGGCTCCGGCACCGTTGAGCTGATGTATACCGCCACCAGCTCCGATGAAACCAACGCTTTTATCGAGATGGCCAATAGCGCCAACGATGAAGGCGCAGCATTGTTTGAGCTGTACCTGGACACCGCCGGCACCAAGAAGATCACCTTTGATGGTGTGATCACCTCCGCTGAATACGGCGCCACCGTAGGCGAACTGCAGGTGATCACCGTCAATTTCGTCACCAACGGCGCCATTACCCTCGACATCTGATCATGGCTTTCTATCGCGGGCAACAAGGTACGGTCTTCTTCGATAAGGCCGGCAGCGGCGGACTGTCCGAGATCGCAGCGGTGCGATCCTGGAGCATGTCAGTCGAGAAGGAATCGCTTGATACCACCACGCAAGGCGCCACGTATCGCGCCAACATCGGCGGGTTGATCAGTGGTTCTGGCACCATTGAGATGATGTACGACGCACCAGC